AAACAATTTGAATTTAACAAAAAAATGGATAAATAGGATTATGGATATTGTAAGACCAATTCAGATTACTTCGCCAATCAGCGGTAGACCGTCTATGCCTAAAGTACAGGAACGTCAATATGGAGATAAAATTTATGTAGAAGCATTTTGGTATGATCCATCTTCTGGAGCTTTGATCAGAAAAGGAATGGTTAAAATTCTTGATGCAAAGACAAAAGAAGATATCACATCTCAGTGCAAATAATTCTTGAGATCTGAAGACTTCTCTGATATGATTTATTCATGAATCTCCCTGAAGATTATATAGTAGAAAAATTTTATCAGTATGTTGGGAAACCAACAAAGAATAGATATAACAACACATATCAGGGTTCATGCCCTATGTGTAGAGAAGGTAATAGCTGGTTAAAGAAGAAGAGATTTTATTTTATTCCAGAGAATAATAATGTATTCTGCCACAATTGTGGTTATAGTAAAACTCCTTTACAATGGATATCCGAAATTGCTAATATAAGCATTTCGGATATTTTTTTGGAATCTAAACAATCATATTCTTTTTCTTTTCAAGAAGAAGAAAAACCTAAATTTATAACAGAGACTTTACCAAAAGATTGTATTAATTTATTTGATAAAGCTCAATTAGATTATTATAAAAATAATACTGTTGTTAATAAAGTATTGAAATTCATAGAGAATAGAAGATTGTTTAATGCTGTAAATAGACCAAAATCTTTATATCTATCCTTAATAGATAAAGTTCATAAAAATAGATTAATTCTTCCATTTTATGATACAGAAGGAAAGATTGTTTATTATCAAAGCAGAACAGTATTAGAGGCAGACGAATTGTGTAAACCTCGTTATTTATCTAAAATTAATAGCGAAAAGACTATATTTAATATTGATAAAGTAGATTCAAACTATGATACAATCTTTATTTTTGAAGGACCAATTAACTCATGTTTTATTAAAAATGGAGTAGCAATTGGAGGTATTCAAGAAAATTCGTATCAATTGTTTACTGTAAAACAACAGGAACAGATCGACAAGTTTCCATTTCATAAGAAGATTTGGGTGTTAGACTCCCAAATTAAGGACAGTGCAGCAGCAAAAAAGACTCATAAGTTGTTAGAACTTCGTGAGTCTGTTTTTATTTGGCCTAAAGATGTTGGGTCTTTATGTAAAGATTTTAATGATATTACTATTTTATTAAAAAAAGATGGATTATCTCCTGATTTTATTAAAAAATATACAGAGTAAAATTAAATTCCACGAAATTTGGCGTCCGTACTGCTTGCTAGATATCCTTTTAACATCTCATTAAGAGAAGTTAATTCCATGGAAACGCGAGCAATTTTCTTTGTTTCTGCTACACGAATTTTATCGAATAATGTATCAGGAATACCATTTTTTAGCTTAGATTGAACGGATTCTGGACCAGTGCCATTTAAAAAGGTTGCCATTTCTTCTAATTTAGATATCCAACTTTGAAGAGAAGCAACCATATTAGAATGCATTTTATTAGTAGACATCATATGATCAGCAGCAGCATTAGCATCTACATTGAATTCACTTGGATCTGTACCTTTGTCTAGTGTAGAAGCCATTGCGTCTGCATCTGAAACTCCAGCAGGAGGAGCTACATCTTCTGGTGCTTCGTGTAAAACATTTACGAAAGCTTTTTGGAATAAATTACTCATATGATTATTTACCTAACTTGAGTAAATAATTGTAGTGAAAAAGAAAATTTTTAAAGAAGATTCGATGGCAAATGCCGAAAGACAAGTAGCTGGTATTGGTCCGGGGTCAAAAGATGATCCATTTGTACAAATGGCAGTACCTATTAATAATCAAATTGATTCTGGTAATCGTATTATTAATTATCCCCATGAAATTAATATGTACAAACAGCAATTGTTTGATGTCTTTGAAAAATTGATTGTTTTGAGAAGACAACTTGATGATACTAAAGATAATCCTTCTGTGAAAGAATCCCAGAAAATTGCACTTAATAAATCTATGAGAGCAATAGATAAAGTAAATCAACAATTATTAGAAATTCCAAAATACTTATCTCTTTTTTCCGTTGACAATTAATCAAAATAATGTATAATATATAGAATGTTAAAGCCAATCCTTATACTTTGTATGATAAGCACGGTATCGTCTTTATTATTTTATAATACCTTATTAGATTTCATCAAGGGATTTATATTAGCTACTTTAATTCAAATTATATTTTATAATGTTTATAAAAATGTTATAGAATTCTTGGCAGCAAGATTACAAGTTGAAAAAATTAAAGAGTTTTCAAAACAAGGCATGGAAATTAAATGTCCATGTTATATGGAAAAAAAGATGTTTGTTCCAATAGATTTAAATAATCTAAACACTTTTAATTGCAGAGAATGTGATAAATCAGTTTCAGTAGAAGTTACTGCGAAAACATTCATGCAAACTGATATGATTGATTTAGATAAAGCTGATGAAAGTCTTATAAAAGCTTATAAGAAAATTCAGGAAAATCCTTAATATGGAATTTAAATCCAAAGAATTAAAAAACGCAATTGCTTCTTCTTCTAGCGTAACGCATTTTGAAAAAACTAATGTTAATGTAGAAGATCTAAGAAGGATACTCAGGGATTTTGTAATAGAAAAAGACAAATCTCTTTTGGATACTTATGATATAAGTTCTTTTAATAGAAAATTAACTGAATCTGGATTAGAAAATATGGAAAATTTGTTTAATCTTATTAGAACTAATTTTATTTCTAAGTTTAGTCAAGATAAAGAACGCATGGCAATAATTGAATTAATGATCAATAATATCAATTCTTCTTTAAAGACATTAAAGATTATTAATACTGATTTTCCAGTAAACGAAATAAACACTATAATTTTGGGGTTTCTTATTAAGAATTTTATATAATGAAAAAGGTTTCCATAAAAACTAAATCGAATAAAACTCATGTAATGACAATTGATACATATTCTAGATGGTTATGTCTAGCTGAAGCATTACAATTGATTAATCAACAAGCCGAAAAATCTAAAATAGATTTAGAAAAAAGTTCATCTTGGATCAAACCGATTGCTTTACAAAAATATATTACTCAAAGATTTCCTGCAATGAATCACGATTTCAGGGTAGAAGAGAATTTATGAATTGGGATTGATCTTATCCTATAATAGTTCCTGTAGAACTAGGATCTAAATGGTATCCAGTTCCATTAGAAGGATAATTGATTGCTTTCCCAGCATATCCTCCTGGGGATGAAGACTTTACTGTACCACTAATATAAATTCCACTAGTATCTCCTTTGGTTCCTAAATCTCCCCCATTTCCGCCATTAGCAGGAGAATCAGGATAATAATATTTTCCTTGAGTTGGGAAAAGTCCTTGTCCTCCTGTTGTTGATGATCCGTTCCGTCCATATGGGGCATAACCATAACAAGACCCCGGTTGTCCATTAACATTTGGTGGGCACATCATTTTACCTTTTCCTCCTGTTCCAGCAGGTGAACCAGCACCTCCACCTCCACCTCCTACGGCTCCTCCTCCGCCTGCTCCACCTCCAGCTATAGTTCCATGATTTAATAAATTAATATTACAAGCAATACTACAGTTGATGGCATCACCACCAGCATGACCTCCTCCACCTTCTCCCTCCCAAGTACCTCCATTTCCGCCAGATCCTATTATTGAACCGTTGTTTCGTATATTTATTATCGAAAGTCTATTTATGTTTGTAATTTTAAATGCTGGTGCACCCACTGCTGTTGAAGTACTAGCAGTTCCACTCATAGTTACCCCGGCATTTACGATTACGGTTCCTTTTATTGGTTGAGCTTTATTCCAACCTAGTTGTACTAACACAGGATAAAGCTCATATCCAGTTGTATTATTACTAATAATGATATCGAAATCAAAATATTGTATTTTTTTAGATATTATAACAGCTAATGCATTTCCTATTGGCATATAATTTATTATTGAAAACTTTGTCCTCCGATAAACCCATACCATGTTTGTGCGATATAAGTTAAACAGTATATATCTGTTTTGGTAGCACCTGTAGTCATGGTTGGAGTACCACCACCAGCCCATTTGACAGTTTGATTATCGAATGTATTCCAAGCAACCGTAAAATTTCCAGTATTTTTTATAGCTAGTGTTATAGTATATGTACCTGCTGATGGTGCATTAGTTAAAATAAACTCAGTGACATTTGCGTTTAAATTTATAGAAAATGTATTCCCAGTATTTAAATTTAATGTTACTTTATTATTCGCTGGTGTAATTACTGATGGTGTTTGTTCCGAAAATCCTTTTAAAACCAAAGAACCTGTCATTGTACCACCACTTAAGGGAACATATGCATTTGAAATATTAGATGTAATGGTTTGTTGAACTGTTGAGGTAGCATTACTAATTTTATCTTCTACCCATTTTTTATTTGTGGCGTGGAAAGGTTGTCTTGGGTCTCGATTTAATTCTAAATCTCCTGCTATCAATTTGTCTCCAGTATTTTTTAAAAAATTAGTTGAAGTGGTAAGGTTAGCAACTTTACCATTTACGTAGGTATCTACATATATTTTAGTTGCAGCATCTTGATCAAGTCTAGGATCTTTAACATTTGAAATATAATTAGAACCTAAATCTACCGTGTTTTTAAAATATGATAATCCTGTAGCAGAAAATGTATCAACTAATAATGGACCCGTCATTTTTTCCAGAAGATTTAAATTTGTTCCTTTTTTATCTAATTTAGAATTAGCTGATGCTTTTGCCTCGGTAATTCCTTTGTCTATTTTAGTAAATTGAGTATTAAATTGAGTTGTTACATCTGTAACTAATTGATTGTATATTGTATCATATGATACCTTTCTTGTATTATATTTTCCAGTAGTTACGTCTTGTATATCAAAGACCGTATAATCCTTGTTTGCGACTTTTGTTTGTTCTGATAAATCTGTAATAAATGAATCCATAATTTTATTTATACAATAAAGATCCAACTGAAGCAGGAGTTGGTCGTCCTATTTCAATTTTATCTGAATTTTGGGATTGTATTATATAATATGTGTTTGTATTAAAATTATATGGGGGTTTTTTTATTTTAGTTTCTGGAATATGAGTGCTACCATGTATATGTATATCTTTAATTTTAAATAATAATTTTGGATCACCACTTTTTAATGGAGACGAATAACCAAAACCTATTTTATAAAAATCTGTATCATTTGCTGTAATATTAGTGTTTATAGTAGCAACAGTTTTATATGTATTAGTATCTAATTCTTTAATTGCTATATTTAATATACTACCTAAATTCGTTAAATTGAATCTTATTGTATTAAATTTATTAGTAGTGTTTATAAATGGTGTTAATTCTGTAAATAACGGAATTGTAGTTAAGGTGGTAAATTTAGTAGTTGATTTAATTTTAATGTTGTTGGTTGTATCAAATATTATACCTAATACAGCACCAGTAACGCCTTGACTGCTTTTATATGTAGAAAATCCTACTCCAGAATATTTTCCTCCTCCAACTAATGTATCATTATTGAATAAAAACGTGGAAAATCCACCAGTACTAGTATTCGATCCAGATATATTATACTGAAATGACCAAGTAATATCATAATTTTGGTTATAATTCTGATTAATAAAGAAATTGGTGGTAGTATCAGCCATTTTAATTATTTATATGAATAAATACTTTGATGGCAGGAAATGCACGATTCCACGACAAACTTCATAGAAAAAACCATCATACGAACCAAACTGTTGGGTTTCCTGATAGTGCTAGTGATCCTATTGCATCACCAGATCAACCATTCGAAGGCGATTTCGTCGTAAATGGATTGTTAAGTTCAAGCCAAGGTATTTCTTTATTATCAGCTAATATAGATGGAGATATTTATTGTGATAATATTCATGTAAATAATTTTACTTATACTAATTATTTATCTGGAACTAGCACAGAAGTAATTATTAGCGATGGTTCATTAAATGGAAATGGGGTTAATACATTAACTTTAGATTTTGGTAGAGGCATTTATAATAAAGTTAATAATTTAACTGCCATGTATATCAATTCCGATGCAAATATAGGAATGAGTACAAATTCCCCTAGTGCTAGATTGCATGTCACATCGAATTCTAGTATTATACCAGCAGTAAAGGTTACTCAAACTGGATCTGCTCCTGCTTTTATTATTGAAGATCAATCAAATGATCCTAATCCATTTATGATTGATAAAGGTGGAAATGTTAATGTAGGTTCTCTAACATCTTTATCAAGTAATACTGGCGTTTTAAGATTTAATGTAGCAGGTACGGGCACACAAAGAATGGGGTTATGGTCTTATGCTGATAATACTAGTAGTGCTGGAGTATTTTCATTTAATAAATCTTTTAATAATACTTTTGGTTTAACAGGTGCTCCTACAACAGATGGATCTAATGTAGGATTAATAGATTTTTCGTATTATTCTAAAGATGGCATCTTGAGAAGATGTGCTTCAATACAGGGTGAAGTTGAAGGAAATAATGCTATTTCTGGATCATCGCCCGGTAAATTGACTTTCTTGACTACTACATCAGGTAATTCTAATGCATCAACTAAAATGATTATTACTCATGATGGTAAAGTTGGAATTGGAACTGGCGATGTTAGTTTATCTGCTTATCCACAAAATTTACAAGTAATTGGTGGTACATTAGTTGATGCGTTAACGGTAACTGGAAATACGTCAATCAATAATATATTATTTGCTACATTGTCAGTAACCGGAGATGCATTAATTAGTGGATTAACTATTGGTAATGGTAATTATAATAACAATGTTAATACAGCAGTAGGATATCAATCTTTATGTTCAGCTCAATCCGAGAATAAGTATAATGTTGCTGTTGGTACTGGCACTCTTAGAAAAATATCTGGTGGTTATGGCGAGTTAAGTGGTGCATATAATACAGCAGTAGGATCATACGCACTGGGTACTTCCACAATTGGAGAAAAAAATGTAGCTATTGGTTATTATAGTCAATTTGGAAATATTAGTGGATACGATAATGTATCAATTGGGTTTCATTCATTGCGTACTAATGAGTCTGGATTTCAGAATGTAGCAGTTGGGAATTTTACTTTACGTTACGACAAGGGAAATGCTAATACTGCTATTGGACATGCAGCTTTATCGAATTCATTAAGTTCAGAAGATAATGTTGCGATAGGAAAATACGCATTACAACTTAATTTAAATGGAAATCTTAATGTTGCAGTAGGAAGAAGTGCATTAGTGTCCTCATTTAGTTCGGAAAATGTTGCTATTGGATCTTATGCTGGAAATAATATACAATATGGTTATCAAAACGTATTAATAGGAGCAGACACAGATATATATGGAGTAGATGGTTATAATCAAATTGTTATTGGTTATAATACAAATGGCATTAGTGATAATACAACAGTACTAGGAAATAGTAGTATTAGTGCAACTTATTTAAGAGGAAATGTCCAAGGATTAAAAAGTTCGATTGAAAAGAATGGTCCTGATACTCTTAGTATTACAGAATTAATGAATGAATATATAGTCGCTACAGGAAGTACGTCGTATTATTTAACATTAGCTACAGCGAATAGTTTAGATTCGCATTCTTTTTGGAAAATACAAACGGGTTCAATTATAAAGTTTACGATTTTGAATTTAAATACTCAACCTGTTACACTTGTTAGTAGTGCTGGAATTACACCAAAAATTGGTACTCTAATAGTTCCGTCTAGTGCCTCAAAAAATTTCATTTTAAGAAAAACTGCGCCTAGTCTATTTGATTTGTATGCTGATGTGTAAACAATATTAGGATTTAAAATATTATGTTTATTAAAGGATCATATATTAAGTATTGTAATATAGTATCTTATATTGCTCCTTATATTGTACAACAACCAATAGGAGGAATAATAGGAATAGGCGATTCTTTTACTTTTAAAATAAAAGCTGGAGGAACTAATATTACTTATAAATGGTATAAGAACCAATCTTTAATTGCGGGAGCAAACAGTGATACATTTTCTATAACTAATGCTACTGCTAATGATGAAGAATATTATTATTGTGTAATATCAAATAACACCAAGTCAATTCGAAGCGACAAAGTATTTTTAACTGTTGGTGGTGCGGTATATATTGTTACTCAACCAGATTCAATAACAACTAATATAGATACCACTGTTGTTTTTAAAATTTCTGCTATTGGTTCAGATCCTATTAATTATAAATGGTATAAGAATAATATTTTGATTCCATCTGCCACAGCAGATACGATTTATATTAATAAAGTACAAGTTTCGGACGAAGCTAATTATTATTGTATTGCAAAAAACTCACTAAATTCAAGAACTAGTAATACGGTTCAATTAAAATTATACAAACAAATAGTCGTAGTAACAAATCCAACAGATGCTACTTATAATGCTGGTCAAGTATTGAATACATATTTAAGTTGTATTGGAGCATTACCAATCACAGCACAATGGAGAAAAGACGGAATATATTATAAACCATTAATAACAACAAATACTGGAAAAGTAGAGTTATATATTTTATTAAATGCTAACGATGACGGAAAATATGATTGTGTATTAACAAATAGTTTTGGTACTGTTACTAGTCCTCCGTTTTATATTACAGTAAATAAAAACTTAACTTTTACTACACAACCAGTATCTGGCACTGTTGATGTGGAAAAATCGTTTACATTTACTGCTGAAGCTGATGGAACAGATCCAATTTCATATAAATGGATAAAAGCTAATCCTTTTATTGATTTAGGAATAACAGGGAAAATATTAACTCTAAATAATATAGAAATAACCGATCAAGCAAATTATGCATGTGTTGCTACAAATACTGTTGGTAGTGTAACAAGTTTAAGTGTTCCTTTATCTGTGAATTCTAATTATATGATAACAAGAAATGAAGAATATGCATTACTTGATACGAACACATATTGGCAACTTAACTAAATAATATTATGGCAAATAAAAAGGTATCAGAATTATCGACATACGCTAGTGTTTTAAGTACTGATTATGTTGTGATAGATAGAACAGCAGGTACTGGAAATGCACAACTGAGTGCTATTTCTGATCATGTTTTAAGTTTGCCAGTAATTACAACAAAATTAGCAAATAGATCAATTACTGCTAATAAAATAGGATTAAAATCCGTCACTTCATCTGAACTTGCAGATGATTGTATAACACCACCTAAATTAGATAGTACTATAGTTAAGGGTTATGGTGGATTGAAAGTTGATACTTCTGGATTATCAGTTGAAACAAAAATACATTCATCCATATCTATTAATAATAGTTATTTGCCATTAGAGGCGGCTAATTCTATAGTAGGAATTATAAGTAATACTTCAATTACTATTAAAATACCTACTAATTCTCATACACCTTTTGATATTGGAACTAATATTGTAATTTATCAAGAAGGAACGGGTCAAGTAACAGTAGCTGGTGAGGCGGGTGTTACTTTATTAAGTAATAATAGTAAATTTAAGTTAACAGATCAAAATTCTTGTGCTGCTTTATTTAAAATAGACACAAATACGTGGTTATTAGGTGGAGATTTAACTTCTTAATATTATGTTAGGAGCAAGAGTATTATTATCAGCAATTATTAAAGAATTAAATATAACTCAACTTGGTTTAAGTTTATATGGAGGAACTACTGATGATAAATTTGGATATAGCGTTTCAATGAATTCATCGGGAGATAGAATAGTAATAGCATCACCCATTAATATCACAAATGCGCCTCGATCTGGTTCAGTTAGAGTTTATTCTTTGATTGGAAATACATGGACTAAATTAGGACAAGATATAGATGGAGAAGCTGCTGGTGATAATTTTGGTCGAAGCGTTTCGATAAATTCAACAGGAGATAGAATAGTTGTAGGCGCACCTAATAATGATGGAAAAGGGATTGATTCTGGTTCAGTTAGAGTTTATTCTTTGATTGGAAATGTATGGACTCAATTAGGACAAGATATAGATGGAGAAGCTGCTGGTGATAATTTCGGATTTAGTGTTTCAATGAATTCAGCGGGAAATAGAATAGTTGTAGGCGCACCTTTTAATGACGGAAATGGAAGTAATTCTGGTTCAGTTAGAGTTTATTCTTTGATTGGAAATACATGGACTAAATTAGGAGGATTAGTAGATATAGATGGAGAAGCTGCTGGTGATTATTTTGGATATAGCGTTTCAATGAATTCAGCGGGAGATAGAATAGTTGTAGGCGCACCTTATAATGATAAAAATGGACGTAATTCGGGTTCAGTTAGAGTTTATTATTTAGAAAATGGAGTTTGGAATAAATTAGGAGGATTAGTAGATATATATGGAGAAGCTAATGAAGATGTTTTCGGATATAGTGTTTCAATGAATTCAACAGGAGATAGAATAGTCGTAGGTGCACCTCTTAATGATAAAAATGGAAATTCATCTGGTGCAATTAGTGTTTATAAAATTTCTTAATATAAATTAAATCTATATTAAGAATTTAAATCATAAGTACCATATATAGAAGTATCATTTACACCCATATCAATAATATGATTGGTGCTTTCTTGATCCACCGACCCTTCGTATGATTTAGGAGCAGAAGACAGTTCTCCCATAATGTTACTGGATAATTTACCATAGAATGTATCTTCTGTGGTTTGTTCATTAACTGTTTCGATAGGAAGACCGGGTTCCCAACTATATTCTAGTCTTTTAGCTTTAATTTCCCAGCCATAATGTCCTCCTAATGGATTCATATTAGCACCCACATCTTGATCTCTGCGTTGTGTAATCTGAAAATAATTTCCTCCTCTACCATTTTTACGGTCACTACCGTATTCTGTCATACGAAATACATCACCAGATTTAGGTTCAACATCTTGATTTAATTCAGTATAAATTGTTTCTCCAGCCATGGCTTTTTCAAAATTATTATAAGCCATATAACCAGTAACATCATCTTCTGAATTAAACCCGAATTTACTTAATGATAATGCAGATTCATTTAAATTAATAATCATTTTAACCGCAACAGGACCATGATAAACACTAGTAGGTTGTTCACCATATAATTGATCTGCTCCAGATAATGTCATGGTATTAACATAATAATCAATTTTTTGTCCCATGCTTTGTACCATTTCTTCAGCAACATTAGCAATAGTTTCTGTGTCAGGAGTTAAACGAGTTTTATCGTATAACTCATAACAATTAGATCCATTTCCTGCACCAGAATAATAACATGACATAATTATCTTTTTTCTTTTTTAGTTACTACGAAATTACCATTTGGTAAAGATTTAAGAATAACATTACTTCTGCCCATGTGCTTGCCTTTATGTAATTCATTTGAACGAAGTTTTTTATTTCCCATTAATTCTTTTGCTTTACTAGGAGTAATTAAACCAGTTTCGACTTTATCGTATTTTTTAAAATTACGATCAGTAGGTTTATGACGATTAGCCATAATACCACCTTTTGATAATTTACCTGTTCTTTTACTAAAAGAATTGCCTTTCCATAAAGCAGAATCTCTTCTATGAAGAGGATTTTCTGTATGTTCTTGTAAAAAGAATTCTTTAAATGAAATCATAATAGTATTTAGTCAAAAAAAAGAGGACTCCGAAGAGTCCTCTTTTAAATTTTAAATTTATTAAAGATTAGGGATGGAAAACTGATTTTCCGGGTCCGCTAGGATTAGCTGCGCGAGCACCAGAAACTTTCATGTTTCCTTTTTGTTGTAGTTTTTCGCCTTTATCATTAAAGGGCATATAATGTGCCGTTCCTTGTGTTTGTGCAGTCTTTTCTGCTTTACCAGCACCAGAAACAGTACCAGCTACACCACCAACTTTACGATTGCCGGGTTTTGTCATTTGTTCGCCTTTATTTGTGAAAGGCTTGTATTGAGCTTGAGGAGATTCTTTTAGTGAACCTTCTTCTTCCTCTTCTTCTGCGTCTTCATCTTCATCAGATTCTTCAGCAGCTTCATCTTCATCAGATTCTTCAGCAGCTTCATCTCCACCACCAAAACCTTCTTCTCCAGCACCTTCTTCAGAACCACCAAATTCATCTTCTGAAGTTTCGCCTTCTTCTTCATGTCCACCACCTAGTGCAGCACTTAGAAGATCCATTAGCTTTTCAGCAGTGGCTTTATCCATAGTAAGAGTGACTTCTTCGCCACCCATATCTTCGCCACCAAATTCATCGCCTTCACCACCCATATCTCCAGCGGAATCTCCGCTATCAATACCTAGTGCAGCTTCGTCGTTTTCCATTACTTCTTCAAATAGTTTTTCGAATAGAGATTTATTGCTCATATTTCTATTTATACATTTTCTTTCATTTTTTCAATAAATCTCAAAAAAAATTTTATTTTTTTATTTTTTGTATTAACTACTCTTATGGCTAGAGTAACTAAAAAAGAAATTTACATGAATAATCCTGCTCTTCCAACAGCAGGAGCAGAATTTGAATGGACACCAGAAAGATTAGCTGAATTAAAAAAATGTAAAGAAAATGTATTACATTTTGCAGAAAATTATTTTTATATTGTCAATTTGGATGAAGGAAAACAAAAAATTAAGTTACATCCGTATCAAAAAAAGGCATTAAGGATGATTAGAGATTCAAAAAATTCTTTGCTCTTGTTTAGTCGCCAAGTTGGAAAAACGACTATTTCTACAATATATTGTTTGTGGACTGCTTTATTTTATTCGGATCAAAGAATACTTTTAGTAGCAAATAAAGAAAACACAGCAAAAGAAATATTTAAAAGAATTCGTATGGCATATGAACAACTACCAAATTGGTTAAAATCTCCAGTTGAATATTATGGATTGGAATCATTAGAACTTCAAAATGGATCTAAAATTGGTATTAGTACTACAACAGGAACTGCTGGTCGTGGTATGAGTGCTAATCTGCTATTTGTCGATGAAGCGGACTGGATCGAGTGCGTCGAAGGTTCAGTCCTAGTTGAATTAAAAAATAAAAAAACGCAAGAAATTAAAAAAATTTCAGTAGAAACTGCATACAATCTATTTAATAGTGATAAATAGATTATGTATGTTCGATCCATTAAAATATAATTATACTAGTGATATCATAAATAAAATAAATGTATATAATTTAGAAAACA